ATGGGAAAATGTCGGCTTCTAAAGTCGAAGCAGTTGTACTCTGCCCTGCCTACCTTCAAGCGAATCAAAAGTTTGAATGGTTGGGGGACAGGTCGGCTGCCGATGAAGGAACTGCCCGACATGAGAACGAAGAAAACCTAGTACCAATTGATGAGATTGGTGATGAGGACAGAAGGAAGTGTGCGATTCAATCAAGGAAGGCACTACAATGGTGTCGTGAAACACTTGAGATTGATGGTGTGATTGAGAGAGAAGCTAGGCTTTGGTGGGATGGGCATTGGAGTGGTCAACTTGACTACATGGAATCAGAAGGCAGTAGATGCTTCATTGCAGACTACAAGATGCTTCGTGGAGACCATGAGCCTGCTGATAAAAATGTTCAACTACAAGCTCAAGGGGCATTAGTGGTAAAGAACTACCCCGAGATTGAGGAAGTGTTCTTGGCATTAATTGAACCATTCAACGACCCGACTTATACAACGATTTCTTACTCTAGGGAATTTCTCCTAAAAAAAGGCGAGGAGTTCACCAAAGCATCCTTGGATGCCCTAGAAGAAAATCCAAAACCTGTGGCGGGACCAAAACAATGCAAATGGTGTTCAGCACAACCATTCTGCCCTGCCCTACGAGAATTAATAACTAGCAAACTTATAAATTATGAATTGGCTTGAAGAACCCAAAGACCTCTCTGAGGCAATGGCAATGGTTCCACTTATGGAGGCATTTGCAAAAGCAGTTAAATCTGCCGTTAAAGCAAAACTTAAGGAAGAGATTGAAATCCCGGGATTCAAACTTCGAAGTAGTGGGAACATGACATCCTACGAGGCAAGCAAAGTTGCTGAGCAACTCATGGAGTCAAATCTAATTAATTGGGAAGACTTACTGGAATCAATGAAGTTTTCGATAGAGGGTCTTGTGCCTGTTTGGGCAGAGAAGACAGAGCAAACAATTGCAGAAGCAAGGAAGGACTTAAAGTCAAGGTTGAGCGACATAGCAAAGACTAAACCTAAGTCATCTTCCATAGCCCGAATTAAGTGAATGCAAAAAGGAGAAAAGATAACGATACAGGTGAAGAAGAAAACCCCTTCATTGAATACCATGCTCAGATTAAATCGGTGGGCGCTGTCGGCGGAGAAATCGGACATGAACAGGCAGGTTATGTTAGGCATAGAGTGCGCGTTGTTAGCAGGAGAGTCAGACTCTGTGACCCCGACAATCTCGTTGGGGGAGTCAAGCATCTCCTTGATGCGCTCAGGCTTGCGGAAGTTATTCCTGAAGACAACCCGAACGCCATCTCGCTTGAAGTCAGTCAAGAAAAAGTCTCGTCGTATGGTAAAGAAGAAACGTGGGTGGAAGTAACAGTATGAACGATAAAGACGCTAGATTATCAATTCGCTTAACCGCGGAAGCAAAGGTCAACTTAGATACCTATTGCCGATTCACAGGTCAAAAGCCTGCCGAGGTAGTTCGTGCAGGAATAGCACAAATTATGGCACCATATTTCGGTCAGATTATGTCTGCACCAAGAGAGCCTATCGTACAAGAAGTTGTACCACTTACGGCAAATAGAATGGAAGATGACTCCGAAAGAAAAAACTACATAAAGGCATTTATTGGAAGTGTTCCTAATATGAAGTTCCCTCCAAGGATTGGAAAGGCAATCAAGGAGAATTGGGATGATATTCAGGAGTCACAAATCCCCGCAGAGATACTTGCGGAACTTTATGGGGATTATTGCAAGGCAGAGCAATCTGCAGGCAGGGAGTTCTGCCAACCCAACTCATGGATTACGAACCATGGTTGGTTAAATGAAAATTACGACGAAGGGTCTGGAGGCCCAATATATGATTCAGATAGGGACGAATAACGTGGAGAAAGATTATGATGCAGAGAGAGGATTCCTCTCCGTAACAAAGTGGCCGGAAGATATTGAATCTTTCAGCTTGGAGATTTGGAACTACGCATTGGAGTGCGGGATAAATGAAACGCACTTTACCGAGAGTTCACACAGGGAATGGTTTATTGCATTTAAACTAGCAGACTCTGAAGACGAATTTGGTATGTTTGGAACATACAAGCGTATCGCAGGTGGCAGAGAGGCATGGAAAGTAGAACACCCCGATTGGGATAGTAATGTCCTTGGTGCATGCGAGACAAGCAGGCAAGGCAGGGAATTTGTAGATAGACTAGTAAATGCAAAAAAGTTTCGCGAACTAAACAAATTATCATGCGAAATTAAAGACAAACTCTACGAGGCAAATGGAGCAACCGACCCAAGAGATGTTGCGATAATGATTGACCGAAGAGTTAGTGAACTAATGGATTTAAGGGAGCGTACCATGCGTTCAGCACAGGAGCTTACCGAATACACTGCAAAGCGTATAGAGGAAGAGAGGAAACAAGGAGGCGCTTCTATTGTTACACATCTTCCTTGGTTAAACGGGGTACTTGATGGTGGTTTCCGTGCTGGACAATTGGTCATCGTGGCAGCCCGTCCTTCGATTGGAAAGACTACCCTATCAATGAACTTTGCATATCATTCAGCGAAGAAGGGTAAGACAACTGCAATCTTTTCATTAGAAATGTCTGCCGACCAATTATGGAAGAAGATAGCGGCAATTGATTCGGGTGTAGACTTATCTAAGTTCGCATCAGGATTTGACTCTGAGGCAGACAGGGAGCTTTTAAACCAAGGATTAAGTAATGTAGGGAAACTTCCAATCTATGTTGACGATGATTCATCTCAGTCAATTTCCCGTATCCGCTCTGCATGTAAACTTCTAAAGAGAAGGCAGAAGTTAGATTCAGTAGTAGTAGACTATGTTGGACTACTTACCCCTGATGACCGAGGGATGCCTAGAGAGCAACAGGTGGCTCACATTTCTAGGACATGTAAGATAATAGCGAAGGAATTAGAGTGCGTAGTGTTTCTTGTCTGTCAGCTGAATCGCGAATCAGAGAAAGCTAAGACAGAACCAGGAATGCACAACCTTCGTGAGTCGGGTGCAATTGAGCAAGATGCTGATATGGTTCTTCTATTACACAGAGAAGTTTTAGGGGAAGACCCCGAGAAGTGTTCAATCATTGTAGCAAAGAATAGATTCGGACGCTCAGGTCATTCTAGGGACAAGATAAAATTTGACCGTAAAACTCAACGCTTTGTTGAGCTAGCGGAACCACGCTTGAACGGAGGTGTTGCAAAGCCTGCAGTACAATCCGACTTCGTTCAATTAACCAAAAACAGGATATAAACGATATGCTAGGAACAGCCGAAGTAACAATGCTTGGACGAGTAGTCGCAGACCCCGAGGTAACAGAAACCTCAGGTGGGAATGTAATGAAACTCCGAGTCGCAGTAAATGAACGCCGGAAGAACGGGGAACACGCGTCCTTCTATAATGTGGATGTTTGGAACGAAAAGAACCAAGCAGCACTATCCAAGATAAAAAAGGGAGAACCCTTGCTTATCTTCGCTTCCATGAGTACCGAGCAGTACGAAGGAAAGAGTGGAGATAAGATTACCGCAACACGCTTAAGGATGGACAAGTTCCGTTTCTTGGGTGGTTCGAAAGACGAGGAATCATCTGACGAACCTTGGTAATGCCGACAACCCCTCCTAAGTCAAACTTTGACCTAGACCTCGACTTCGGCAATTTTTGGGAAGACCGAATTTGTCGAATGCTCGAGGGCGAGGGGTCTGTTGAGGTAAAAGCAGACAAGATGTGGGCGAGTTCGGGAAACTTAGCATTTGAATACTCTAGGTACGACATGAACTTAGGGGATGATATATTAACAGGACTACTCACCACAGAGGCATATTGGTGGTGTAATGTGCTATGTAGTCCCAAGAACCCCAAGGAAGCAGCGGGTATAAGGATATGGAGGACTAGTGTGATAAGGAAAGTCTTAGCCATATTGCTTAAACAAGGAAGAGCATGGGTGAGGCAAGGCATTGGTGATGGTGGAAGAACAAGTATCATTTTAGTGCCAATTGAGAGCCTGTGTGAAACTACCTTGATGACATACTCAGTTGATAAAGAAATAGCTAAACGAAGAAGATATTTTCAAGAAAAAAATCATATTGCCCAAGGAGCAATAGAAGCATGCAAACTACTAGAGAAATCATTGGACTAGCGGGACCAAAAGGAGTGGGTAAATCAACTTATGCCTCTCAGATGGTTTTTGAGATTTATAAGTCACCCAACTCTTATCCAGTAAAGATAATGTCATTCGCTTCCCCACTTAAAGAAATGTTGGGGTGCATTGTACATAATGACTACATAGAAGATAAAGAGAGAGAAATTCCACACCTCGGGGTAAGTGCAAGACATTGCTTGCAGACCTTGGGTACAGAATGGGGAAGAAATATAAATCCAGCCATATGGGTCAATATAGCAAAACATAGAATAGAGCAGGAGAAACCCAACACCACTATTATAATTGATGATGTACGCTTTGATAACGAGGCACGCATGATTAAAGAATTAGGTGGAGCTGTATGGGAACTTCAAAGAAGTGGCATTGGTGGCGGAGATAAGCACATCTCAGAGGCAGGGGTAAGCAGGGAACTAATACATAAATTCGTCAATCTTGATGAAGAATGAAAAGGACACCACTTAGGAGAGTTAGTAAGAAGCGTGCCAAGGAAAATAAAGAATACATGAGCATTAGGAAAACATTTTTAGAGGAGTTCCCAATCTGCGAGGTGTGTACCAAGGCACAGTCAACCGATGTTCACCATAAAGAAAAGAGAGGAAAGAACTATCTTGAGAAAGATACTTGGTTAAGTGTGTGTCGTTCGTGCCACATGGAAATACATGCCCGACCATCATGGGCGAGAGAAAACAATTATTTAGTATGAGAGATGGAATATTTATTAAGGAACAAGATTTATGACTGACGAAAATATA